TGGCCCGATGATCTGAAATACCTCTGCCAAGTCTTGATTACGGGACCGGGAGAGATGGTCAGCATTCACCGCTTTGCGGCCGAGGTTGTCCGCGTCGATTCCTATCCGACTACGCTCCCTGGAGCCGTACAACATAATGCGTTGTGGGACGCTCGCGCACTCCGCCACGCTCTGACATCACCATAACCTCGGGTTAAAGCACATGAAGCTCGACGACAAGGGCCGTTGCCCGAACTGCCTGCGCAAGCCGCTCCCGTATCATCGCGAAGGTCGCTTCTTCTGCGATCGTTGCTGCCGCACCTTTGAGATGACCACGGGTGACCAGTGTCCCAATTGGGCTTGGGGACGCAACGTCGATACGGGCGATTTCTTTTCCATCTACCCGAACAATGGGCGGCACACTTACATGAATGCGAAGCCAACGGCCGCAGCTTTGCGCCGAGCTGCGCTAACGAACTGAAAGAGCAACATGCTCATTAGACCCGTCATCATCATGATCGCTGTCTGGGATGTTCACGGCGGGTGGGGATTTGCCGCGTTCCTTTGCGCCATTTCGCTTTTTTTCGAGTGATCAATGTCCGACACGCTCGACCCTGACACCCGCGAAACGCTCTACGTCACCGACGCAGAGCTGATCCGGCGCATGGGCGTGCCGGAGAAGATCGCTCGAGCGGCACTGCACGCGCTCGATCGGGACCGCGGTTCGGGCTTCCCGCAGAAGAAAGCTTTGTGGGGAAACCGGCGCTATTGGCCGGCCGTGAAGGCTTACCTCGACCGCACGAACGGGCTTAAGGTGGATGCCTCGCCCAGGAGAAGTAGCCATGACTAAGCCGCTCAGGGTCCGGAACGCGCCAGGCCTCGTCTGGAGGCAGCGCGGTACGAAGTGGGAAGCCCGCTGGCAGGCCCGTACCGACCTCGCCTACCCTCCAAAGAAAAACGAGGACGATGAGAACGAAGAAAGGAAGCCGGGATTTACGCCTGCCTCGGTGAAGCTTTGGACCGGCACTGGAGAACCGACGAAAGAAGAATGGGATATCATCGCAGACCGCTGCAACGATCTACAGCAGGAGATGCTGGTATTCTCGCGCGGAGGCCTGCCCGAGGTCAGCCCGTTCGACGGCACGCTGCGCTCCTTGATGCGCGCCTACCAGACCGATCCGGATTCGCAATATCGCAAGATCAGATACAACAGCCGGATCCATTACGATGCGCTCATGTCGCTGATTGAGACCGAACATGGCGACAAGCTCTTGGCCGATCTGAAGGGCCGGACCTTCAGCCGCCTGCACGAGGACTGGACCGCCGACGGCAAGATCGCCATTGCCCACGCCAAGATGGGAATGCTGCGCACGCTGTTCAGCTTCGGCGCCACCCTCCTCGAGGACGACGATTGCGGGCGCCTATCGGGCATCCTGAGCAAGATGCGCTTCGCCATGCCCAAGCCCCGCACCGAGCGCCTGACGGCCGCCCAGGCGGTCGCCATCCGCGCCAAGGCCCACGAGATGGGGCGGCCCTCGATCGCCCTCGCCCAGGCATTTCAGTTTGAATGCATGCTCCGGCAAAAAGACGTCATCGGGGAATGGGTACCGATCCGGGAGCCGGGGATCTCCGACGTGCAGGCCGACGGTCTGAAATGGCTCCGCGGGATCCGCTGGGAGGAGATCGACCAGAACATGACCTTGCGGCACCTGACCAGCAAGCGGCAGAAGATGATCGAGCTTAGCCTCCGCAACGCGCCGATGGTGCTCGAGGAGCTGGCGCTGAACCGCGACCATCCGGCGACGGGACCGATCATCGTTTCCGAGTGGGACAGCCTGCCATGGACGGCCCCGGAGTTCCGCCGGTGGTGGAGGATCGTTGCGGAGGCTGCTGGCGTGCCCAAGACTGTCCGGAACATGGACAGCCGGGCCGGCGCGATCAGTGAGGCCACGGACGCCGGGGCTGACCTAGAGCACGTTCGGCACGCCGCGACCCACAGCAATATCTCGATGACACAGCGCTATAGCCGCGGGGCCGAGGACAAGATCGCGACCGTCCAAATCGCCCGGCTCGAGCATAGGAACAAGCCGAAAACGTAGTGACTGACCATGACTGACGCGGGCATTGATTCTAAACTGGAAATTCTTCGTTAATCTTAACGCGCTGCATCAGGAACGTTGAGACATTTCAAGGCCATGGTCAGTTATCGGAGCGGCGCGGAACGTCAGAGAACGGTGAGGAGATTCTGAAATGGCTTACACGGAAAAGGACTACCGCGAAGAGAGAAAATTGCTCGATGAGCTCAATCGACGTATCGACGAGGCGCCATCAAATGCAAAGCCGGTCTTTCAAGGAATCGCCAGTCTCCACGCCAGAGTTCGCCGCTACGAACGCAAAAACGGCATGGAAACACATCAGTAGCGCACCGCGGGACGGTCAGCCCATTACGCTGGGCTGGTTGCCGAATGGACTTGTCGAGATCGAGGTGAGATCGCGGTGGGTCAACGGAAGATGGGAGGGCGATTGGACGCCAACCCACTGGCATCGATAACGGCAATAGGCGGTGAGGAGATTCGGATGACCTATGACCAGTGGAAGTGCTCAGACCCGAACGAACCCTACTGCGATGAGCCGGAGTGCGACCATGAGGAATACGAATCCGACATCCTCACCGGCCGCGCGGAGTGCTGCATGTGCGGCTATTACTGGTACCAGACGACAGACGAAATCGAGCGCGATATCGAGCGCCAGGCGCGCTACAATGACGACATGGAGCGCGAGGAGCGCCGGCAATGGTGGCGCGATCGGACCTACCCGGTTCGCATGTTCGTGTTCCGGCTGCTGGAGCGCGTGTGGCCGCGGAAGGCGATCAAGGTGCTCCACGACGACGAGATCCCGTTTTAACGGTGACGGCAAGTAAAGCACATGCAGATCGAGGGCTTTGAGCAGACCGGAGTTGCCGATGGCGAGCGTGATTGCGTTGGCGCTCTGGACCGTCCGTCACACACTATGCGGCGAGGTCAACAAGTTTGGTGGCGCCAAGTAAATATCGAATATGACGAATGGGAACCGTACTGTAGATCTTGCGCGCTCGCCCACGCGAACCAGCAATATTGAGTTAACGCGCGTCGAAAGGGAAAGCAGATGAAACCGCGCGACGATATCGAGGCTAGTGTCGATCTCACCGACGCCGAAATCGAAGTTTGCAAGCTTCACCTTCGCCATCGAATGAGGAATCACGGGAGCCTCCGTGGTTGCATTAGTTATTGCCAGCGCAAAATGGGAATCGACTGGTCGCATACAAAGATCATCATGGAGCATCTTGCAGACCATGGTTTCTTGGCGCCATACACGGCTGGCAGTTACGACCCTGGACCAGCATGGTATGAATATTAATAGGTAGTTAGCGATGGCCGAGATTTCAGATCAATTGCTGCGCGATCTACTTACGGAGATCGAGGACTACGCTCGCGCCGTATTTCCTCACTACGATCGAAAGACAAAGGCATACATCTGGAACGATGAAGTATGGCAACGCTCGGCACCGCATCAGTTCGAAAAGGTAAAAGAGGCACGCGCCGCTATTCAGCAGATAGGGAAAACATGACACATCCGATGTCTGAGCCGTGGCTTGACTGGCAACCGATGAAAACTTTTCCCCGTGACGGCGAAGGGTATCTTGTCTGGGATGACCGAAAGCTTGGAGGTTGCCCCGAAGTCGTGTTCTGGGATGAGGTAGCGACCAATCCAGCATGGTGCTTGGCTACATCGGATGGCCCGAGCTACCACATTGAAACGTTCACACATTGGGCGCGTATCCCGTCACCTTAACATCACAACAGAGCAAACCAAATGGGCAAAGTTAAAGACTGGCGCGATGGATTCAATGAACTGCTGAACCGACAAGATGTCGAACCTGGCAGCTCACGAGATCGATGTTCACATTGTGGAGGGTGGATTAGTATGGGCCACGCGGAGGGATCTTCCTGCCGCAACCCTCCTGAAAATGAACCAGATGCGGCCTACGAGGCTCGCATGGAAGGGTTTCGTTGACGATGACCAAAGGCAAAGATGGATTGCAGAATCTGGTCGACTTCATGATCGAAGACATCATGACGATCAGCGATGAGGAGCTTCTGGCCGAGACCGATCCGGTAGAGATCGAAAAGGTCAAGCAAGTCTTTGAGCGGGCGCTGGCCGAGGCCATGATGGGTGGCCCGCCAAAGAAGCAGCGGCAGACTGCGATCAGAGCGCGCGGCAATGGATTTGAGACGGTTGAACTCGATGGCGTCGGCAACGTGATAGAACCGCTCCGCTGCAATTGCGGGCCGGTCGTGCATTGGCGTTCTGACTGTCCGTTCGCCTACGGTATGTCTTAACGGTGAGATAAGGCAGGAGGGATGAATGGAGCACGAAATCACGGCAGACGATCTGCGGAAGCTCCCAAAGGGAGAGCCATGTGCCATGTGCAAGGCGCGAGGCAAGACTTGGGACGGCGGTGATCCGAAGTGCTCTTTCCCAGGCGGCGGCCTGTTTGATTCCGATGGATGGAACTGCGCCACCGCAAATGCGATCCGCGATCTATGCGGGCAGGACGAGCCACACAATGCCGCTGACTATCGTTATTGCGATGACCAGAACTACTCGACCATTAAGATTGACGAGATCGACATTCCCTCTGAGGGGATCTGGCTGGCCCTGTGGGTGAGTTGGTACAAGCACCGAGGACGCACCGAAGCGATGTGGCTTCTGTCAAACTACGATCCGCCAAAGCATCCAAACGCAGCAGAATGCGAGGCGATCATCGCCGCACTGAAGTTACCCTCATAAGCTAATACGGTGGACGACTTCGCCGGGCAACCAGATGGCATGGGTCCGGCAAGGTAAAAAGGTTAACTCGTAATGGGATGTCGCGCCTTAGTCATTCCCGCCCACCGCCTCCGCTCTCTCGCGTCGCAGATCGCACCGCCGGCAACCCACAGCCCATAGAGCGGGAGAAGCGAGATAACGATCGTGATTCCAAGCCGGCGGACTAGATCCACCATCATCTGCCGAACCTCGAGCGCCAGATGCTGCCTGTGTTGACCCGGAAACCATGACCAGTGCTCGGCGGCGCGCGCTCGCGCATTGAAACCACGCTCACCGCCAGGATCGACATGCCGCCGGCAACGATCCCAGTTACGACCAAACCAGTCATAATCACCGAGGGATTGCGCAACCAGTAGTCCTGAAAGAAGATCGTGAGCAGAACGTAGATCGCATCTGCGAAGAACGTGACCTTGCGCCAGTGCATCACTCGAGGCCGATCCGTCCGGTTGAGATGAAGATCGTTCTGCGCCTGCCGGATGACGTACATCAGAAGCAGCACCCCTGAAAAGGCGACGAGATCGTAGAACGCGATGACAAGTTCACTCATTTTTTGTTTTCCTGAGTACGTCCACTTTGTTGAAAGCCAGTTCGATAAGCAGGCAGATGTGCTTTCCGCTTGTCCCGACGCCAAAGGCAACGAATCCGATAGGGAACACCGCCAACATCTTCAACAATTGTGGTGCGACAAAGTTCGCGGCGATTGCCCCATAGACGATGTATTTTACCACGTCCCATGCCGTGGCTTTCTCGTCCCGCCAGCCATGTACGAGGCCACCGAGAGACCCCGCAGCCATGCACTGCACATTGAAGAGGGCAAGCAGGTCATCCATCTATCCCACCGCCAAACATCGCTTGCAAAGTGCTTGTGAGCCAATACAGATCGCGCGGCGTGAGGCGCCCCACCGGGACTTCCTTGTTCACGGGAAGCCAACCACAGGCGATGAGAGCCGTGCCGATGAATTGGGCACATTCCCACGCACCTGGGTCGTGCCAATTGAAGCTGGCAAACGGACCCCAGAAGTAAAGAACGGAGATCGGGTCGTACGGCTCTCCGAGATGACTGCGCAGGAATGCGAAGAACACTGCATCCTGTTCCGCAGGGGCCCTCAGATTGACGAACAGTTCGCGCTTGAAGCCAGCGTCGTATCCGGGCCTCAGTTCCTGCACTCCGCCTCGCAGATGCGCTCCGATATAGGTTCCGTCTGGGGTTACTGCGTCGACGTGCCCGAGCTTTGATCCATACTGAGCGAGCCCGATGAGGCGCTTGAACAGCCCGGGCGGTTGCTCGACGAAGCGGAGAATCATTTCTCCCTCGCCCGTTCTTCGGCCACGCCCTCGGACTTCGAGGCAATCCCCTTCTGCTCTATCAATTGATCCATCCGGCTATTGATGGAAATGCGGATTTCCTGAACGTCGCTGTGCGTTCCGGCAATCGCATCAGCGTTCTTCTGCGACCTTGCCGCCGCCCGGCGATCTCCCCAGACTGTGCAAAACCAGCTTCCCAGAGCGGCGATCATCGCACCAAAAGACCCCATGGAGGTCAACGCCTGAGCATGTAGGTCGATCCATGCGATGATTGCTACCATCGCGCCAACCCAATGACGGCGAAGTATCCGTAGCCAAACGCAATCGCGCCGAAGAACCCGCTCCAGATGCTGGCCTGCTCGAATGGCGTGGCGTCCCAGCGGATCATGATTTCAGCGCATCCTCAACCGCGTCCCAAATCTTTCGGTTCTCCGGCGTCAGAAGATCGATACCGATCTCGTCGACCTCCTCTTTCATATAGGCCCTGACCATCTCCAGCGCCTTGCGCATCTTGTCGTCGCGCGGCGGAATATTGTAGTCCCCGAAGTTCGGATCGTTCGGGTCCTTGTGGAGATCATCGACCCCGGTAAACTTCTGCCGCTCTCGCTCCTCCCGAGCAACGTCATCCGCCCGGTAGGAGTCCGAGCCCTGCACATAGCCGCGGCCGGTAGGGCTTCCGCTCATGTCGCCACCTGCGGGCATAATTTGCGATATGTCAGTTCGTTCTCCAGCAGGCGCCGCTTTACGCCAGCCGGTGCCGAGATCGCGCCGTCGCCCTTCTGCACGATCACCTTGTCATAGACCTGACAGAATGAATCGATCTGCTCTGGTGTGCAGCTACTTGGGCTCAAGGCCACGGAGCTGAGCATCAACAGCGTCATCGGTAAGCGCATTCACTTGATCCCTTATGGCCTTGGCGGCTTGGGTTTTCCCGAGGATGGCTGCGGAAATCTTCGCGATCTCCGCATCCGTCCCGGCCTGGAATTGCTTCTGATCGTTCACCGCTCCCATGATCGCGTTGGCGAGCTTGAGGAACAGCAGAACGATCTCGGCCCATGTGAACATCAGCCGCCCGACTTGGCGTTGGCCACGGCGGTCTGCACAGCGGGTCCAGCCGCTGCAGTGGTCTGCACATTGACGCCGGGCAGAGCCTGTGCGGATGCCGCGATCGCCGCAGGCCTATTCGAGACCCACGACCAGATCGCCGGTCCAATCGTCGCTGCACCACCTACTATCCACGCCCACGTTTCGCTCGACACCCAGCCCTTTGCGAGAACGAATCCGCCAAGAGCCGCAAGAATGGCGCGAATGATCCCAGTAATCTGCTCGCTCGTCATTTCTGTTCCTTCAATGCCGAGATACCGCTCGGCGTCGGATCATTCCCCGCAGCCACTCTAAGCGAGCCTGCATGGGAACTAATTTCTGGCGCTCTCGTCGGAGCCTGCGGCATGCTCAGCCCGGTCCTGGCATGTGCGCCAGCGAGGTTCATGGCCTGTTGTACCTGACCAAAAAACATCAGGCGCTCAGCCCTCCGGCGACGCGTAAGACCGTTCATTTGGTGGCCGGCTGCATGGTCGTATTGCAGCAACGTGCTCATGGCCGCCGCCGCGTTGCCCGCGTTGATCTTGTCGTCGATCGAGGATTTCGCGAGCGAGCCCGTATTGAAGTCGAAGGACACCAGCGCGTCGAACTGGGCCTGCGTCATCGGGACCTTGATGCAGCGTTCGACGTTGCGCTCCACGGCGGCGAGATCGGCGGCCAGGATCGCGTCGCACTGCGCCTCGGTGATGATCTGTCCGCGGGAGACGTGCGGAGGCCCGGCGGCCGAGGTATGGCCGTAGCCGATCGTCAGGACGCCGGTCCCGTCATCGTAGGTATGAAGGAATTTGCCCTCGAATGCCTCGATGAAGGCGCGGCCGTTGTCGGAGGTTTTCATGACGGAACAATGCGTTCCATCACGTCGGGGCAGCAACGCACGCCTAGCTGGCGGGCTCCGTCAGGGCATCAGCGCGTTGATCGCCGGCGCCAGACATGCCGCCATGTGCTGATGTCCGAGAGCGTTCGGATGCACCGCATCAGCATAATCGGGCCCGGGGTTGGTGTTGAGCCCAGGGAAGCTCGCGCAATCCACCACAGTCGCCCCTGGAACGCCGCTTCCGGTCAGCAGCGCGTCGATGGCGGCCACATAGGACTGATAGGTGGTATCCCGAGGCAGGACCGTGCTGACGACAACCCCCGATCCTGATGCCACGGACGACGTCGCCAGCGACTTGATGCCGTTGTAGACGACGGTTGGGCTGTTTCCCGCGAACGTGAACAGCAGGTTGACCGCGCTGGTCGTGGAGGTGGCGTGGTCGATCGTAATGGAATTCGCCGTCTTGCTCTGAATTGTCGACAGTACGGATAGCCCGGGCGAGTAGACGAAATCTCCGACGCTCAGATCAGCCGTCGAGGCGATGTTGTCGATCAGGGTGTTGGAGTGCGTGTTGGCCGTGCGTGGCGGGGGGCCGATCAGCGCATCATTGCCCCCGCCATGAATGACCACCACGCGCCCCAATTTGCTTTGCGGGACCTGGAGCGGAACAGTTGTCGGAAAGAGCCCGAGCGTCGAAGCGTAGGCCACGACGGCGGCCGGGTTGTTGGAGATGGTAGACCCTGGTATCGCGTTGTTGACGATCCGTGTCGTGGTCGGGTGATTGAGGAGCGCCGGCAAATACTGGTCGTAACCAAAGATCCCCAGCGTCACATAGCCGGCTGCGATCGAATCGCCGAGGATGGCAACCATGTAGCTGTTGAAGTTGGTTACGCTTGGATTGATCGAAAAGCGCGCCATAAGGGCTGCGCGCGCGACCGCCGCCTGAGCCTCCGACAGCTCGGAATTCCAGAGCATGAAAGCAGTCATTTGACCGTCGAACGAATGGCCATTCGCGCCAGGCGTGGAGGTCGCCAAGGCGCCGATCCGCAAAAACCCGACGATATCAGTGAGGCTCGACCGCGCAGCGGTTGATCGCACTTGCTCATTCACGTAGACGCGGGTTCCGTGTGAGCCGGACGTGATGGTGAGCACCTGCGGATTGACCGGGACCATGTAGCCGGGGGACTGAAAGTCAAATGCTCCGCTATCCGTGACCTGCCATGCGCCCGGCCCCGAGGTCGTCGCGCCTGCCTGGCTTTGATTGTTCACCGCCGCGAGCGACGTCCCGTCCGCTTTATAGAGATTGGCCAGCGCTCCGCTCGAGAACCCGCTGGCCTGATTGTAAAACTGCGATGATGACGGCACGACCACCGCCATGATCGTCCAGGTATTTCCGACGATGGCTTTTGCAGAGATGTTGGCCGTCTGCAGCCAGTAGATCGCGCCAGACTGCGAACCGCCCTGAAAGATCAGCGACCGAGCGCCGCCGATCGACAGGTTCTGAATGCTTGGAGATTCCAGCGCCGTACCCTGCAGGGAAAACCCGGTCCCCATCTGGTCGTTCCATGCGGAGACTTGGCCGACGGCGCCAGCCAGGAACGTATCCAAGGTCGTCGTGTCGAGCTTATCTGCGACAAAGCCGATGCTTTGGCTCACCGTGCATGACGTCTTGCAAGCCGTCATCGCGGTGCTGGCATAGGTCGACCGCAGCTTGACGGTCCCATAAGCGAACATCGGCTGTGGCGAGATGTCGGCCGGGTAGAGCGGGCCGGAAGATGCCGCGCCAACCGACAGAAGTAGCATAAGCATGGCCGATGCGATTTTGTTCATTTAGAAAGCTCCAGAGGCATGAAGTTTGCGGGCGATCAGATTGCCGGCCCATGCCGCCCCGCCGCCTGCAATTCCACCACCACAGACGCCAGATCCTCCAGTTAGGTGCGAGGAAGGGAGCAAGCGGCAATCGATGTTGAACGGAATATTCGTGTCGAAATCAGCTCCGTTAAATATATAGTTGCTGGGGTCAACCAACGCGAGCTGGGCCGCGCGCACCGCGGGGCAGAACGTGGGCGATCCTCCGCTGATCATATAGCCCGTTTCGAGCGTGATAATCCACGGTACGGTTGATGGAAGCCCAGCAGCCCGCGCATTGGCGATGACGGCAGTCACCGCGTTGAAATAATCCGTCTGTGTGGTGCCGATCTGGCAGTCGCTTTCCCCCTGTCCCCAATTGACCGCATTTGGCGTCAGACCATGCGCGATCATGCTGGCAATGACACCCGCGAGATGCGGAGCCAACACGCCGCCAGTGCCCCATGGCGCCGCCAGCGACCCGCCGAACGAGATCGGTACGAGAACGATCTTGTTGAAATGGATCGTCGGATATTGCGCCCAGATCCTTTCTGCTACGAATCGGGCCACGTTGTCACGGCACTGCGTCGCATCAGGGTTGAGACATACCCCGACCGTCATGTTTTTCGGGCTGACCGTCTGTGACGTGCTGATGGTGTAAGTCCCGGTCCCACCCGTTCCCGTTCCAAATGCCGTGATGGTGCTGGTCGTGACTCCGGCCCCCATCAGCGTTTCGCCTACCGAAAGATTGCTGGTCGTCGAATAGACGGTAACTGTGGTTCCTGAGATCGATGCGATAATCGAGGATTCGCCGGCATCGTTCAGGGGACCGAGCAGGCGAGGACCATCCGCATAGAGCTTGCCATCATAAGGATCGTAGTTGCAGATTTGCGCGGTATGCGTTGGCGTCGATGTCCCGTTGACATTGTTGCCAAG